CGACGGTCCAGCCTTTAACTGGCATGGGCAACTCGACCTGATTCCGTTCTGTCTCGATAAGTGGCCGTGGGAACCCATCGGATTTTCTATGGTGCATGACGGGTACTCCATGCAACAGGCGCTCGATTCGATCGACCGCGGAGTGATGGACAAAATCAGCGCCGACATGGACCGCCCACTGGCCTATGACATCAACGCGGTTTCCAAGCGCGAGGCCAATATCGTCGACCTGATGCAGCCTCGGCAGCGCATCGGGTTCGATGGGTCTGCCGTCGACAAGCCGTTCAGTCAAATCGCGCCAGACGACGTATACCGCGTATCGCCGGAATCGCTAGCCTTCCGCAAGGAACTACAGCAGGACATGGACTACACGCTGCAATCGCGCGACATCGTGGAGCTGGGAAAGGCGCGTGCTCTCGGTAAGGGCGTAGACCAACTGGAAGCCTTGATCTCGGCGAACGGCCCGCTAGTGAAAGATATGTCGCGCGGGATGGAGCGCAGCGTTTGTTTGCTGGCAAATCAGGTCAAATACCTGGTGTGTCAGTACATGGACACGTCGCGCATGATTCCCTACATCACCGAAGCGGGCCTTGAGAGCGTCTTCGACTATGATCCGGCGAACTTAATTCCGTCGCATCTTCCAGGGGAGCCTGTGCAAGACGCCAATGGTCAGGCATTGGCGTCGCCGACGCAGCGCGTGGAGCGTGCGCGATGGGTGGCGGAGTCGATTCAGTTCGTGCAGACGCCGCACTCGATCCACGAAATTCACCAGATGAGCTATCGCCTCATGCTGATGCAGATGAAGCAGCGCGGTTTCCACATCGCCGAATGCGACATCATGGAGGCCAACGATATTCCAGATGTCGAGCGCGCCTATGGATCGACTACGCAGGAGCGTTTCTGGAGCGAGAAGCAGCGCGAAATCGAGTGGATGGCGAAAATGCAGATGACCGTGCAAGGTTCCGGCATCGACGTTCAAAGCGCAATGGGCGGAGGGCGTCCAGTGGGACGTCCGCCTTCTGGAAATTCTGCTCCAACACTTGAAACCAAGGGCGACGGTCGTACCGTGATAAGCGAGAGCAGTGGCGAATGAAGCTGAGGCTGGCAGGTTCGGTAGTGGTGATGGATCGTCGCGCAGTAGTGCGGACACGCAGCTTTAACGCGAATCCTGAGGACGTTATCGACCTGTTACGCGGAGAGCGATTTACCGGCCGCGTGACCATTGACATGTCTCAAGGTGGGGCCTGTTCGGTGCAGGCTGAGGATCGGAGCCAACTGCCGTTTATTGCAGCGAACAATAATTCCTACTGAGATAAAAGTTGGTGGACTCTCTGGCGACTGACCTGCAAAAGATGAGCGATGTGCTGTAGCGTAAACCCTTCCTGACGCTTACGGAGACAAAATTCTCTTACATCGGAAGGGATGGTTTTTAGCGGTGTAGGAATTTCAGGACCCGGCAGTAATCCTGGATTTGCGAGGGCCGCGCGCGGGTCCCATCCATTTCTGATTCGCGAAGCCACTCTTAAATATGCCTTCCCCTGCACGATATCGCACAAGGGTTGACGCCTTCCTTCATGCTCGACAATTATTGTGATGTCGCGATTTATGACCTGGTCTCTCTTAGAGGCCCAGCGGCAGTTTCCGGGTTCATAATTCCCGTGTCTGTTTGGGAATCTATCCAGCGTATACTGCGCAGAAGGTCTTTCACCCAAGTCTTCGAGAAAATTGCTGAACTTCATCCATCGCTCACAGACACGAATACCTAATCCTCCGTAGCGAGCGTATGTCTTTTTTTTAGGGTTCATGCATCGTTGCAGCATTGCGTTCCAGGACACGTAGGTTAGGGTCCCGCTAAGTCCGTGTGTGCGTGGCATAGCAACATAGTACCGCACATAGTGCTTGTAAAGTTGCGCGATTGGTCTTACTCGGTTATGTTTGTACACAGATTTGGGATTCTGAATCGGAACCGTCAAGGTTTTCGAAAGGCCCGCAGGGAAAGCGCCCCTGTCGGGCCTTTTTCTATTTCACCTGGAGGTTTGCGATGAAGAAGCAAAAGAAAGAATCCAAGAAGATGGAAAAGAAGGAAGCAAAGAAGAAGTAGCTTCCGAAGGAGCCCCATGAAAAACACCAGCATGAAAACCAAGATGCCCAGTGGAAAGAAGAATCGCTTCAAGGGCGACCTCTATTCGACTGGCTCCGGCTCAGTCGGCAAGCCCGGCGGTCCCGGCGGTATCGGCGGCAAGCGTTTGGCTGCCAAGGGTGGCGGAAAGAAATAAATGGCGACGATGCCAATTCCTGCGCCCGCTGCCGATCCTGGTTCCGGCCCTGGTCCCGGCGGCGGATTTGTTTCGCCCGCCCCGGCGGTCGAGGACCCGCGCGCGGCCAACGCGCTCAAGGCGTCCTTGATAATCGTGGCTTCGGCGCGCAGCTTGGCGGAGCAGTTTCCGGCCGTCACGCCGGAAGTTCGTCAGATCAATGACCTGGTTCAGCGGATGCAAATGAAGATCAAGGCGGGGCAACAGCCAGCCGAGACGCAGGCCCCACCGATCTAGGGAGTAAAACACACACATGCCTCAACTCACACTCGAACAAATGCTCAAGGCGGAGGGTTACACCGACGCCGATCTGGAAGCGGTAAAGCCGCTCCTGACCGATCAACGCTTGCGCGGCTCCATCGAAAAATCGGTCGGAGCGATGGAAAGCCAGCTCTCGCAGTTCCGCGAGGAAAACGATAAGTGGGCGGACTGGGCCGAAAAGACCAACAAGCCGCAGCTCACCCAGCTCCAACAGGAAAAGCTGGACGCGATTTCGAAAGCTGGCAGCCTCGAAGCTCGTCTCAAGGCGCTCGATCCGACGTTCACGCCCACCGTAACCCAGCCCGCGCCGGAAGCCCCGAAACCGGGTGAGCAGGGTTTCGACCCGAAGAAAATGGGCTTGGTCACGGTCGACGACGTGAATACCTACGCCGCGGCGCAGGGTGAAGCGATCGCGATGGCCAATGATCTCGCGCAGGAGTATTTCCAGTTGACCGGGAAAAGCATGCTGGAGTACAAGACGCGGGACAGCGAAGGCCGCGAACGGCGCGGCATGACGGCTCTCCTGCACGAAGCGCGCACGCAGAAGAAGCATCTCCCGGATTACATCAGCGAGAAGTTCGACTTTGCTGGTAAGCGTTCTGCTGAAGCAGAGAAACAGCGCCTTGCGGCCGAAAAAGCGATCCGTGACGATGAGCGAGCTAAGTTGATGGGAGAAATGGGCAATCCTAATTCCCGTCCGCTGATGCCCTCCAGTAATCCGTTCATCCCGGCACGTTCTGCCGCGGATGGCAAACAAGTTCAGCCCTGGGAAATCCCGGCGGCCGACCGTAGAAACCAGCGCATTCAAAACGCGCTGCAAACCCAAGCGAAAGGTATGGTGCAATAAATGGCCTCGGCAGATCCGCTTTTTGACCAAATTTCAGCGACAACGCTGGCGGACATGCGGAAGGACGTCGTGCAAGACAACTTCTTTATCGAAGGGGCCTGGCAACGCCTGACGCGTTTCTATCACGCAGACGAACCGTTCTTTGGCGGAATCTGGATGCAGGAGCCGTTCATGTTTAACCGCGTGAACGGTGGCGCCTACACCCCTGGTTCGGACGTCGAAGTGGTTCAGGTCCCGATCATGGGAGCGATGGCCTTCACGCCGCGCGCCTACAAGGAAGACGTCCCGATCAACCTGTGGCAGTCGGAAGTCATCAACGCCGGCCCTGCGGCTGCTGTCTCGACCTACGATGCCTACATGACGAACGCGGTCACGGCATTGAGCACCGATCTCAATATCGACGCTTACCAGCACGGGCAGGCGAGCGCATCGACAGTATCGCAGAATCGAGCCATTTTCATGAATGGCATCGACGAGGCATTGAATGACGGCGTGAACCCCGGATACCTGGGGAACGTCTACGGCACCTACGGCGGCCAGACCCGAAATGGTGTGGTTGGCAACGTGCTCAATGCCACTCCGATCTGGGCAGGCGACTCGCAGGGCAACACGGGTCCGGTGAGCTACGGCTTGCTGATGGGTGCCTATCTGAACTGCGTCCAGGAACCCGATACCGGCCTTTGCAATAAGGCATGTTTCGGCTACATCGCCAATCGCAATGAGCCGAAACAGCGTTTCGCGCAGGAAGAAAAGGACGTCCGAATCGGCTTGGTGGGTTACCGCATCCTGCAGGCGACCATCCACGTCGACAAACTGGCGCCCTCGACGAAATACGGTCAGCTCGCCCCCAGCGGCCTGAGTCAGACCACTTCGCTTTCGCTGTCGACGTTCACAAGCCCCGCATATTCGAGCGGCGGTAATTCGATCTCTGGATATCCGGCATCGAAGACTTGTTCCCCTGGCGAACCGTTCTTCTGGCTGCGCCTGCAAGACTTCAAATTGCGGCCGGCGCGCTCGCCCGAGTACAACCACAACTTCACTCCGCCGATCCGGTCGCAGAATAACCCGGATTTGGTGGTCATGTTCTACAAGGCGGGTTTGACGTATTACACCCCGTCGCCGCGCGACAACTCGCAAGTCGTCGGAATCGGCAGCTAAGAAAAGAGAGAGGAGACAACTACCATGCCCGGCGGACGCTTTTCAAAACAGGGTGATTGGTTCAGCCAAAAGCTGAATGCGGCAAACGCAAACGACTCGCAAATCGGCGGTGCGCTCTCGGTCGCGCCGTCTGGATCGAACCTCGGCGGTCAGCAGTTCCAGACCTTGCCGGGGGATCGTGTCATCTTCTCGCCTGCCGATGCGCTGGCGATGCAGAACAACAACACGTCGAATCTGTACACTGGCACGTATCGCTACGTGGCGACGGCAAACTCGACTTCCTCGCCAACTCGCGGTCACGGTGCGTTTTGGGTGCCGGTGGCATTCAATAACAACCAGGCGGTGCAGGACGGTCTGTATCAGGTGACTTCGGACGAGCAGGCGAACTACGGCGTATCGCTGTTCGCCGGCGTCTTCCTGAACTCTCCCGGTAAGCTGGCCTACTGGTGGATTCAGGAATCGGGCAAGGTGGCGGCGCAGTTCGCGACGACCATCAGCGCCCCGACCCCGGCAATTGGCAAGGGCGTTTACTTGCTGGCTGGCGGGAACAACAACAACGCCGTTGACGTCGGCTCCTTCGATCAGATTTTCGGTCTGAACGCGGGTACGACTTTCAGCGCGGCGAATACGACCACGGCGTACAACGCGATCGACAACGCGTTCGTCCGATACGTGGGCGTCGCGGAGCAGTTGCCGTCGAATAACAACATCTCGGTTATCGACATTCAGCCGCGGTTCGCTCGCTGGTAAAAGGCTCTCGCAAGAGAGGTGTGTGGTGTGGCTCTCCTTCAGGCCCGTGCTTCGGCATGGGCCTTTTGGATTTTTGTGATACACTTTTTCCCATGAGCGAAAACAACACACAGAACGAAAACGAAGCGCCCATCGGGAAGGAATTTTCCCAGGACGCGCCCGCCGCTGCCACCCAGGACGCGCCCGCCGCTGAGAAGACTGCCGAAGAGAAGGCCGCTGAGCATTGGGCGTCGTAGGCTTGTCACCCCGCGACTGGCAGAAATACCGCGACTTGGCACAGGCGATGCCTACGGCCGCCGAAAAAGGCAGACTCGTAGCGGCGCAGGAAATCGCCACCAACCCCGAGGCGCGCAAACGCGTAGAGGACGCTCTAGGCGTTGCAGCATGCGCGCAGATGTATCCCGAATGCTACAGGGACACCCGCCGCTTCAGCGGGATTGTGCGGTTTATGGATACGGTTCGGAGTAAGATACCGTGGTAGAGCACTTCAATAGCTACGTTTCCCCCGAACCTAACAGCGGTTGCTGGAGGCAGTGACGAGCCAAACGAACACACTTCGCGGGATTAGTCATGCAGCGGAGAATGCGAAAAAGATTTTTTGCGTTCGCGGCCATCTGATTGACGGCGAAAAGACCAACGGAAAGAAGGGCGCGTGCCGCTATTGCAAGCAATGCAATAGAGAACGCGTTGCTAGATATAAGGCACGCATGGCAGCGTCCTGAACTGTTCTTTATGTCCAACACACCACTCACCGAAAAGCCCATAAAGCGCACGATTTACACCCTTGTAACTGACGACTACGCGCCCCGGATTCGGATGCTGACGATGCCGTTGATGCAGAACTACGCGCGCAAGATCGGCGCGGAACTTGTCATCATCACGGAGCGCAAGCGCCCGGAATGGCCGGTCACCATCGAAAAATTCCAGGTGGCGGAACTGGCGAAGGCCCGCGGCGATGACTGGTCTATGTTCATCGACGCCGATTGCCTGATTTCGCCTGAGTTCTTCGACCCAACGGTTCACATGAACAAGGCGGAGGTCGCGCACAACGGGAAAGACTTCAACGGCATGCGCTGGAAGATGGACCCGTATCTGATGCGCGATGGTCGCTGGATTGGGTCCTGCACCTGGTTCGTGATCGCCTCGGATTGGACCGTAGAAGACCTCTGGCAGTTGCCGACGCTGACCCCGGATGAAGTATTCGGAAAATTTGATGAGCATGGCAATGTGCTTGTGCAGCCGCGTATCAATGTGACGATTCAGGAGTACAACGGCGGAGCCTGTCATCGCGAGCATCTGATTGACGACTACACGCTTTCGCGCAACATCGCGCGTTTCGGACTGAAGTTCACGACGCTGCTCGACATCTGCCAGAAGGCCGGCTTCCGCGACCCGCAAGGCAACGGGTACAATCCGTTCCTCTGGCACATCTACTCGGTGACGGAAGAGGAGAAGTTGAGCCGCATGCTGACGATGCTCTCGACCCCGTTGCGCCAGATCATCCCAAATCCGGCGACGGGGCAACCGCTCGACATGGGCTGGGGCTTGATGGACCCGGCGAAAGCGAACGAGTTCCGCGAAGAATGGAAGTTGGTGCGGAGGTAGTCCGTGCAAGGCATCATCTATCTCGCGGTGAATCGCGTGAACGGGAAGGCTTATGTGGGCCAAACTACGCGTGGTGTAGCGCATCGCCTCGAAAGCCACCGGCAGAAGAGTTGCCGTGCCGGAGCGAGCCACTTCCAGCGGGCTTTGAACAAATACGGCGAGGCCAATTTCGACGTGGCCGTGCTGGAGACGTGCGAGGACAAGCAATCTCTGAACGCGGCAGAGCGAGCCTGGATTGCGCGATTGGGTTCCATCGCTCCATACGGCTACAACATCGCCGCTGGCGGAGAAGGATCGCTTGAGGCGCGTCGTAGCGTAGCGTGGAACGAGGCGGTCCGCTCACCGGAGGCACGCAAAAAACATAGCGAACACATGACGGCGATCAGAGCAAGACTGACGCCGGAGCAACGCGAGGCATGGCGGATAAATGCCGGAGCCGCGCGGCGCGGGATATCGCCGCCCTCAATGTTTGGCGATACAAACCCATCGAAACGTCCTGAGGTTCGTGAGAAAATCAGAGCGAGCAAACTGGGGAAACCACGCCCAGAGGAATTGAAACGTAGGCTATCGGAGATAGCCAAAGCGCGTTACGCGAAAAGGATTGCCGCATGAGATCACCAGCGCAGATGTCTACTATCCAGATCGAGCTCACCAGTTCGTGTGTTAAGCGTTGCTCGAACTGCACTCGGTTTTCAGGAACAAAGCAGAAAGAATTCTTTCTCTCTGAGGAGGAGTTCCACAAAGCGATCGACTCGCTCGTCGAGTACAGCCGTCTCCCGCATGCGATGGTGGGGCTGATGGGCGGGGACCCAGTTTTACACCCTCAGTTCGCTGATTTTTGCGAGTATGCTCTGTCGAAGATAGAACGTAATAAATTGGGCCTGTGGAGTACCTTCCCGGACGCTCCGAAGTATCGCGCCTATGGGCCGCTGATCGTGAAAACGTTCGGCAATATTCTTCTGAACGATCATTCTACGGCTGGAATCAAGCATGCTCCGGTGCTGATGGCCAGCGAGGAGTATTTCCGCAAGCCGTGTGGAGATTGCGGTGGAACTGGAGTCCGTAAGCCTTACGATGAGGAGGAGGCCGGTAAGGATTTCCCGTGCTCCACCTGCACGGGCAAAGGCACCGTGACCGACGACGTGAATCTTTTTGCTGCCGTTGACCGGTGCTGGGTCCAAGAAAGTTGGTCTGCGTCCATCAACGCGAAGGGGGCCTTCTTTTGTGAGGTCGCCGCTGCGCTCAGTGATTTGTTTGATGGTCCCGAGGGGTGGCCCGTCGAAAAGGATTGGTGGAAACGCACACCGAAAGACTTTCAGGCGCAGATGGACTGGGCTTGTCGGAAGTGTGGGGCCGCGCTCCCGATTGAGCGGCTCCGTGACAGCCAGGATAATCGCGACGATGTTTCTCCGGGAAACTTGGAGCGGCTCAAGGAAATCAAAAGCAGAAAGGTCGCACGCGGGGAATATGCCTTGCGTGAGGAGTTCACCTTTGACCGTAAATTGGTCGAGCGTGGTACTTATCCAGATCAAAGCCCCTACAAGGATGAGCACTATCGGCAAACGATTGCTTCACGCTATGGCATCCGTCTTGTCATGAATCCGCGCGGCTACTGGGAGCCGACAATGGCGCCGAAGGACTGGAAGCCGGCGGAGCCACCAAAACCCCTATTTGAGATATTCTCGCAACAGCGTTAGACTGGAACGGTAGGAGAAACCAATGGCACGTCAAAGCATTCCTTTCGATGGCTTCCCGGCACCGGCAGGCACCACGGTCAAAAACGACTGGCGTGGCGTCCATTTCGGACCTTCCAATTATCAGGCGGGCGGATACAACCTGAACGCCAGCGCGCTAGGGATTAACGGGTTTGAGTTTGTGAACACGTCGCCGTTCTCGCAGAACAACGGAACGTATTTTACGCGTCTCTACTGGCCCCTGAGCACCGGCAACAACGACAATCGAGCGGTTCCCCCAAGCTACGTGACCGCGAAGTGGTATTACGCGGCCAACAGCGTCGAGGTCGCCAACAACACCAACTTGAGCGCCGAAGCTGTTCAGCTTTGGGCCTCTGGAATTTAGCCCCGCGTCCAATCCTTCGTCACCTTTGCCGTCCGTCTCTCATGGCGGACGGCTCTTTTGTTAGGATAGGGTCCAGAGATGGCTTTCTTGGAAATGTATTCGGAGCTGACCGGCTGCGTGCCGAAGTTCGATCCGAACTACGCCAAGACGCTCATCAATCGGGCATGGAAAGACGTCCGCCGAAAAAATCTG